GAACAGGTTGATAGAAGAGGACAGAACCCGGATTATCGGGGTTGCCATCGGGGATGGGGTTACCTTCCGAATCAAACGCGCCAGTGATATCGAGATTGTCGTAGACCGGCTCGTTGTAGTGCGATTCATACGGCCTAGCCCAGCTAGTTGTGGGGTTGAGAAAAGGGTTGATATGCAGAGTGGCTGACTGGCAGCTGATTCCGCCGCCATAGGTCGAACTAAATGTGCGGCTCGGAACTACCTGCACAGCTTGGTTAGTGACTGAACCTGAGCTGTTGGCGACTGGAGCGGCAGTGCTTGAGACTTGCGCTTGCGCTGGAGCGGAAAGCAACAGCAAAGCTGCGATAACTCGCTTCATTGGGTGAAGGTGCTTGTCGTCTCAGTGATGGACTCGATGTCAGTTTCGCGGTTGATGATGGTGTGGTTAACGAGCCCAGGGCCGTTAAGAGTCTCAACCAGCTGAAAAGAACCACCTTCGTCAACGATGCTCCAAGAGGGTTTGGATGCTGGATCGAGACCGCGCCAAACACTAGAAACACCGTTGAGGTTGTTGGTGGTTGTGGTCAGACCCATTGGAGCGATAGACGTGTCTGGTTTGATGTTGGTGCCAGACACGCTCAGCTCATAGCCAGTGCGGTACTCGTAAGAGTTGATGACCTCGTTGACCTTGGTCTTCGTCGTTGTTGTGGACTTGAGGGTGCCCTGCTGAAAGTTAGGCACTACAGGAATAGCCGCAGCTGGGGCGGCGATTAACAACAACAGCAATACGATCATTTGATTGTGATCTCTGTGGAGAGCTGACCGATAGCCAAGGTGTTAGCTCCACCGGCTGTAATGGTCATGCCACCGTCTGAAGCAATGGTGGCTGCCAGGCTGCCTGCAGTTCCGCCAGCTGTTGAGATGATGCTGCCAAAGTTGGCAGTATCGCCTGTTGTCACTGCTGAGGTTGGGATGGCATCACCTTGGCGGTAGGTCTGGCTGAAACTGAACGCATCACCAGGGGTGTCTTGCGTAGCAGCGATCGTGCCTGGAGCGTAGATGCCAGAGGTGATGGTTCCAGCTGACACGGTGTTGGCAGTTGTGCCATCCGTGGTGTCGATGTTGGTTCCACTGATACTGAAGCTTGAACCCAGCCTTTCAGCAGTTGTGACCGCACCACCAACTTGCAGTGACACTGAAGACATGATCTTGTGGGTCATGTCAGCCTTGGCAGGCATTGCAGCTGCCAATGTGATGCCCAATACCAAAAGTGTGCGGTTCATTTGATGCCAGCTTTGGTGTCTTTGGTGTCAACGATAGTTGGCTTTTTAGGGCCACCTCCGTTGTTTTTGCGCTCGATGCCAAAAGAAGCCATGGCCCCAGTCAGCAAACTTGCCACAAAAGTATTATCCATCTTCATTTGAGGGAAGATGCCTAGATAGGAAGCAGTCAGCAGTGCAGCACTCCAAGCGAGCACCAAAGCCTTGACGACATCTGCCATTGAGATGCCTTCCTTTTCGTGATTGTCCTCTGGAGTTTCTGCCATGGCGGAACAGAGCTACGCTTCAAGGGTAACTAGGCCAGGCAAATGATCCTCATCATCAAGCCAATCCTGATGACTATGTGGAAGTCACGGTCATTTAAGGAGCTGATTGTGGCGATGCTTGAGAAGATTGTCGCGAGAACTGACAACGACCTAGACGACCTTGCGATCAAGCATGTGCGCGAGATGCTGCTGCCTGACACAAGGATTGAAAAGTAGGTGGCGTCCGGCATCATCCAAGTGACCCTGCTCTTAGGAGTCATGGCCTTAGCGTTGCTGCCCTTTTTTGAGTGGTACAAACCAGACGTGCCGCATCGCATGGCTGCCATCAAGCAGCTGGAGGAGGCCATGCCTGCCGAGTTGCTGCAAGAAGACGCGGAATGGTTTCAAGCTTGGAAGGCGAGTGGCATAGACCAGGAGGTTTGGATGCCTCGTTATTTTCGACAGCTTGACTTGCCCGGCGGTGAGCGTAAGTGCTTCACAAGTGCGGCAGCGATGGTGGCCGCGTACTACAAAAAAATTGCCACTCAGGAAGAGTACGAGCGAGTTAGAGAGAAATATGGCGACACCACTTCTGTGTTCGCTCACGTCCAGGCGCTGACCAGCCTGGGCCTGCAGGTTCGCTTTGTTGATAATGCTGATGCAGAAGATGTGATGGAGGCCATCGACGCTGGCATCCCGCCGATTCTTGGCTGGTATCACCGAGGCGACATGCTGCGCGGCGAGCCGCCAATGTGCGGGAGCGCAACTTGCGGCCATTGGAGCGTGGTGCATGGCTATCAATCTCGATATGCCGAGGACGCCAGCTGGCTGATGTCAGACCCGGCTGGTTTGCCGGATATTGAGCGCGGCGGTCATAACCCGGCGCTCTCTGGTTATCGCGTCAGCGTCCGCCAAGCTGCCTTTCATCAACGTTGGCAAGTTGATGGCCCCAGGAGCGGCTGGGCCATATTTGTCGAGGCACAATAGGTTGCACGTTTAACAGCAATGAATGGCGGTTCTGTGTGATTGGCAGATCACGGCTAGATGCCGAAAAAGCCAAATGGTCGTCCCCTTCAATGAGGAGCTAGTCAATCCGGCATCGTTAGATGTGTTGCTTGGTGACCACTTGATGGTCGAAAGCATCTACAGCCCCGAGCTTGTGCGTGTAGACATTTCGCACCGGACAGAAGATGACCCGTTCATGCTTCACCCCGGCGAAGTTTGCTTGGCTGAAACACGCGAGTCGTTTAACTTGCCCACCGATCTCAGCGCGCAGTTTGTACTCAAGTCAAGCCGTGCTCGCTCTTTTTATGGTCACATGCTTGCTGGCTGGTGCGATCCAGGCTGGCACGGATCAAAGCTGACACTGGAGCTGAAGAACGAGCGTTTGCACCATGCCCTGCCTTTGTTCCCAGGGCTGAAGATCGGGCAGATGGTCTTCCATATGATGTCAGAGGTGCCGATGAAGCACTATGGCCTTGAAGGAGTTGGCCATTACAACAATCATGTAACGGTTATGCCTAGCGTTGCTTGATTGTTCCCGCTATAGCGTAAGCAGCTGCGCGGCTCCCATGGAGTGGATGATCATCGAGCAGACACTGGAAGAGGAGCTGTATTTAGAAGCGACGGTGCGCGAGATCCACGACTGCGACGACTTGGAAAAGTTACGCAGTCTGTGCGTCTCGCTAACCCGTCAGGGGTGGCACCAGACAAAGCTGATCCAGCAGGCTGTCGGGCACATCGCCTCGTTAGATCAGGCGATGCTGCCCAGCTAACTGGGCTCAGCCGCCCATCTTCAAGCCGTGGTCGGCTGCGACCTCACAAGCCTTCTGGAGCTGAGATTTCGGCATCTGCACGGATTGAACGGCAAAGCCCAAAAACTTTTGGCCTGCTTCAGAGACCGGAACCACCGTGATGGTGGTGTCTGCAAAAGAGCCAGAGAGAATCTGGAGATCCATTTTCAAAGCCGCCCTGTGGGCGGGAGGTGTGGGGTCTCCCCCTGAACTCCTCCAATATACACAGGTGGTATGCCATTGGCAAGGGGTTAGCAATGCTTGCCTAGTTTCCTTGTCCGGCTCAGCCTGATGCACGACTCCCAGTAGTGCTTGGCCTGCCAGTCATATTTGAAGAATCTGGTCATGCCCGCATGGTGGACTTCCCACACCAATGCGCCGTCTTTCTTGACCTGTTCGATGGTTGGTGTGCTCATAAAAAGGCGGGGACTTACACAGATCAGTAACGGACTCCGAACTCGACGGTGGTCGGCCTTCTACTGCTGCCCCGATTATCAGAAGTCGAAGTTGGACTTGCTCTGACCTTCGCCAGGGCCGTCGCTCTTGGCAGGCAGCGTGAAGTCAGACACGCGCAGTTCCAGGGAAGTGCCTTCGCCGCCTTCTTTCTTCGGGTAGGTGCGGAGCTTGCCAGATCCAACCACGGTCACCTTGGCGCCCTTGTAGAGGTACTTGGCAACCACGTCAGCACGAGCGCCCCAGACGGCGCAGTTGATCCAAGTGGTCTCGTCTTTGCCGGTGCGGGAGGCCAGGCTGAACTCAGCAACCTGGGTGTCTTTGACCTGCTTCACCTCAGGATCTTTGCCGAGGTTGCCGTGTGCGGTGATGTTGAGCATCAGTTTTTAGCGTTGAAGAATTTGGAGACGATTGTGTTGAGCGCCATGTTGATCACGCCGTGATGGCGTTGCTCTGCGTAATGGCGCAGCTGGTCCGACAGCTGTTGATCAAGCCGAACCTGAAAGTGATTGCGACGACGCCTGTCGTCCTGCAGGGCCTGTGGCGTCTTCTCTTCAGACATACTTGCTGGCGTTTGCATTTAGC